CTGTATATTCAGTACCGTCACGCTTGTAATGTTTTACGCCTTTAGCCATAATTAACTCGTAAGCTTGTAAAAGTTTTCAATTGTACAACGAACTTGTCGTCCTTCATGTTTAACATATATTGGCGCGCCTACTCTAAGCCACCGTAGTGATACTTGAGTTACGTCTTCAGATACGTTGCAGCTTGGTATAACTACGTACTGCTGATCTGCTTTCTCAACGAGAATCTTGGTATTAGCTGATGCCTGTAACGACAGCAGCATTACTGCTACTAATAGTTTTCGCATTGTGTTCTCCTAACGTCATCTCGACGTGCAATAGCCTCACGGCTGTTAGTTTTATTTCACTACCACTTTACCTTATCAGCCCAATAAGCTGCTGACATTTTACCCTTCGATATGTTCTTAGCATGTCGTGCCTTGAACGAAGCTCTTTTCTTTTTCATACGATCAGACTCATTTGCTTTAGGTTTGCCTGCTGTCTTAGCGCCTTGCTCGCCAAAACGAATAGTCTTTACTTTGTCGCCCTCCTTGGCAACAACAACGTGTGACTTTTTAGGATGGTTAGGCGTCCGCTTTGGTTTGTTGTACCCGCTTACGCCCACCCGTGCTAGTCTTGGGTCTTTCTTTACTGGCATTACTCAGTTCCTCCAGTTGGCGTTCCAAGCGGTCTAGGCGCTTCCATTCGTTGTTGAACTGGTTGTGGACGTGATTGAGGAGAAGCCGTAGTTCGTGGTCTGTTAACATTGGTTTTACCTTCTATTTGCTTTTCTTTGAGGAGAGTTTCAGCAACGCGCATACGTCGTTCAAACTCTTTATCTTCAGCGTCACCTTCACGAAGGTTTCGGGTGATAGCGTTAATCTTGTCAATCTCAAGCTCTTGAGGTACTGCTTGAGCTTCTGCAGCCAGCTTAGTAGCTCGTGCCTGAGACTCTTGAGCCTGAGCAGCCAGTGCCGCTGTTTGTGATTGTTGGAACTGTAGCTGTGCCTGTTGTGCTGCCATAGCCATCTGTTGTGCTTCTGGGTTAGGCTGCATAGCTTGCTGCATAGCTGCAATAAGTTCTTCACGGTTAGACAAGTTCATGTTGTCAATAATGCTTTGGATCAATGTATTATACAGCGGTGACTGTCGATCCATTGTTTGTAACAACTGAACAAGCTGAGTAACTTCGTACTCACGTGCAATAATACCAAGAGTGCTACTTGCATTAAACTTATAGTCAGCAACAGGATACGACTCTGGATCAAACTGCATGTAACGATACGCAGCTTTTTTAACAAACGGAATCAAGAATGACTGTTGGAAGTTAATCAGAGTGCGTTTATGACGTTTAATAATAGCGCCAAGAGACATACTAATACCAGCGGCAGTAGCCTCGCCGTTAACCTGACCTGCAATTCCTGCTGAGTCAACGGCTCCTGTTGCTTGCTGTACCATCTGCTGCAAGGCTCCGGCCTGAGCAAAAGTGATTTGACTGACTTGACCAAAGTTGAAAGGTTGAAGTACTTCACGTGGATCCCCGTTAGTAAGTAGCATTTTGCCGGGACGAACTTCAGGTTTAGCACCTCGTGGAAGACGTGTAGCGTCAATAGCCATCATTGGGTGGATCGTTAAGCTCAGTGCATCAATACGTGCGCGTAGTTCTGTGTCAAGTGCTTTTTGACTGTTATAGCCTTTTTCGCAAACACCTCTACCCCAGAAACGTCCGGGAACAACGTCCCAAGGAAACGCTACAACAGGACGATCATTCATCATGTAAGGGTTGGCTTCAGCCTTAAGAAGAATACCGCCGTTAGCAATGACTACAACGGCCTCTACGTAACGTGAGCCAGACTCTTCTTCTGGTGCCTCTTCTTCGTCTTCGTCGCGTGTAGCGGCATCTAGAAGCTCTCGTGGCACTAAACCGTAGTACTTAGTAAGACGTACCTTATCGTCGTTGTAAATTGTAATGTCTTGATCAGGCTCTAGATCTGTATCAGGAGCAGCAGGACCAACGTAAACATCACGGTATACACCTTGTTCCTGAAGCATTTCAACATGGTGTAGGCTTACAAACTCATCTACGGCTACACCCATAGCATCTTCAACAGATGTAGCTACAGGATCAATCAAAAAGTTTTGAGGCAGTACAGGCTTAAGTTTTACTTTGACACGATCAGTAATGTTAACACCAACAGCTTGAAGATCACCGCCCATAATGTCTTGGGTAGCTGGTGCCATTTCTTTCATTTCTTCAATGACAATTTCACCAACACCTGTACCAAACACAGCAGCATTAATAAGACATTCTGCTACTGCTTTACGTACCATGCAGTCTTCAAAGTCTTCAGTCAGTTTGTTACGCAGAAATAAAACGTCTTGCTTGTTAGTGTCGCCCATGTTGTCACTAACATCAAACCACTTACCACGTCCAAAAGTAGCTTCTTCTAGCTCTGCTACATTAGACTCAACGGCTTGCTGAAGTGCAGGAGAGATGATACGACTACGCTCAGACTTACGCTCGCTATCAGCAGGATCCCATATACCTCGCCAAAGTCTGTAATACTCTTCAAAACGCGCTTCATAATTTGACTCGTAGTAGTCACGCCAATCCTCACATTTGTTTATAACCCAATCTTCAAGAGCTTCTTGGATCATTAACGGGTCATTCTCGTAAAATTCTGCCATAATTAATACCCTGCTACCACGTCTAGTATTTCGTGGTCTTCTATTTCGTAGTCGTAGTCGTACGCTACATTGGCTAACTGGTCTATGTACGCTAGTGCATCCACCAAGTCATCATGTGTTAACGGGTCAGGAAATTGAAACAGCTGATCAAGAAAGCGACTGTTCCATTCACCTTTGTTTAGCGTTATATAGCCGTTTTCAAATCGTCCCTGCAACGCCCACATAACACGATCTGTTTTCTTTTTGTTACCGTGTGTCAACTCTTCTACTCTAAAAAACATACCGTAACGCTTTTGCATGTCCATCAAAGGAGACATGACGGCTTGTTTAGCAATACCTCTCTCGATTCCCACCGACACGGGACGGTAATCTCTAACGGCCTGAAATATCTTAGCTGCTGTTTCGTCAAGACTCCATCGACCGTATATGATATTGTCAACATACCAACCATGCTCATTGACCTTAACCACCGCGATCGCTGTGTCGTCAAGCTTGGAATTCTTAGTCTTCTTCTTGTTGACTTCTTCAAATCCTGCCAAGTCAACTGCAATGTAATAATCTCCTACTTCGGGCCTATCTTCACTAAACTGTACCCAGTCTTCTTTAAACATTTCTGACCCACGTGCTTCAAACGACGCCATAAACTCTTGACGAAACGCATAAGAAGACATAGACCTTTTTGCAATGTCGATTTCACTAGGGTCCAGCAATGGGTTATCGTAGCTTGTAAAGTGCCACGCTTTGTACGTAGGATCATCATCTAGCTCCGCATACTTGTACAACTCATAAAAGTGGTTGCGACCCATAGGCGTTCCTATGAACATCGCACAGCCCTTTTGATCCGCAAGTGCAGGTCTTAAGATTTGTTCAAATACGTCAGGTTTCATATCTGCGTATTCGTCTAACACTAAAAACTTGAGGCTAACACCTCGCATTGTCTCTGGTCTGTCGGCACCTTTGAGGCTGATGGTAGCACCGTTGACAAGCTTAATTTGCAAATTATTAATGTGACTACCGCTAATAACAGGATGCCCCAGTTCAAGCAAGGTTTGCCACATGATGTCTCTGGCTTGTCCCTGAGTAGGTGCGACGTAAAATACATGGCCTCTATCCGCCTGTAGTGCGTTAACAATTAACATCCATGCTGCTAATCTAGACTTGCCTGTACGTCGCCCAGCAGCTACTATTTTAAATCTTGTTTCGTCTGCCCAGACTTGTTGTTGCCAAGGCAGTAGTTCAATATTAAGATCCATTGAAGTTACTAAACGCTTGTGGTCTTTCTAGTAGCTGGAAGGTAACTGCTACTTCCATCTGCCCTGTTGCTGAAGACGCTTGAGTTTTTACAGTGTCTCCATTATGCAGTACAAAGATACCACCGTCGTTTTGACCGCCTATGATTTCTTTGTTACCTGCGCCAATACTAGTGCCGTCAAAGAAGTACATCTGGTCTACACCACCCGTTTCCCACCAAAGACTTACTTGGTTTGTACTACCACCGTGGTTAGCAACAAAGATATACACAACATGTGCCGTGTAGCCCGTCGGTATAGTAAACAGTGTCTGCTCAGTAGCGTTTGTTAGCGTAATGTGTTTTGTATGAAGCATCAGTAAGTCCACATAACAGGTGTTGTGCCACGTGTATCTACGTGTACGAAGTCATCAGCAATACCAATACCTGTAAAACCTAAACGAATAGCCTCAGTCACAATCTTAAGGCGAAACACGGCGTTTGTTATTTTTATATCCGCCGCGATGCCTTGGGCATGTGTTCCGGGTACGTCTTTCTTAGCCTCTATCGGATGCTCAGTCGGGTGTCGATACCCACTGGTGATCGTGAAAGGAAACCCGCACGCCTCTCTTAACTCGTCTAGCTTCTCTAGGAAGTCCTTTTCCATGTTGTTGGTGCCAGTGACTTGACAGTTGAACTCTGAAGAATCAAAATGCTTAAGATTCATCTACTACTTCCCCTTCAATTGTTGTGGGTTGTTCGACATCAACAGCACCGACACCACTAATGTTAATCTGAATAGCGTTTCTACCGCCATCCTTAACAATATCTTTTTCAAATGCAGCAACAGGAAGGATTCTATCCATTACTAACTTCCACGCTGCTGACTGATTCTTATGTTCTGGGTCTAATGCTGCATCAAATATCGCATCCATCACGGCGCGAGAGCGAGGCGAGTTTAACATCCTTGCCTTATACTCGTTTATTATAGCTGCATCGCCCTTAGGACGACCAACAGACTTCCTGTTACCCTTTGTTTTACTAGAAACAGAACTTCTTTTAGGTCTACCAACAGGATTCTTTTTGTTTTCCATACTGTATAGGCTCTACCTAGATTGCTTTTGGGTTTGTTATCTATACTTGTGGGTAATATGCATAAGTACTAAGTCCTAATGCATCGTACTTTCCGTTATAGTTCTATATATACGTATATTATAGCATACTTTTTAGCATTTGTCAACCCCTGTAGGGAAAAAACATTGTATTTACAGTGCAGATTCTGTGATTTTACAGTGCAGATTAGTCTTATGTCCCAGGATTATAGTAAATTATTGATATATAACTAAAAGTACTAGTAGTAACGTCTTTCAATTTTGCTCTTTTTTGTGTCTGAGTGGCTACTACTACGTTGCGCTGTATAGTTTACGGCCCCCCGTGTGTGTTTTTGGCACAGATATTGCTATTGGCACGGTAATTGCGCTGTTGACATGAGGTCAATTATGTGCATGTGAGAGTCAGTGAAGTACCCTTTAGGCTGCCTAGAATTAACTGGAGTTAATTTGACTCTGACTAGGGGATTTAGTAATATGTACCTGTCGACGCAATAACGCGCGGCGTAATTAACTGGAGTTAATATCATGACTAACATAGACAATAGAGGCGCCGGAGCAATCGTAGCCCAAGCACAATTAGACGCAGATCTTAAGCCGATGGCGGCAATGATCAAGGGACTAACCAACGTCAAAACGAAAGAGGACATTGCAGAGTTCATCGGCGGTTATGAAGGAGGCCTAGTCGCTGGCGGTAAACCTGAATCATCCGTCAAGGTAATGATCAGCCGCGCGCGTCGCATCGCTAAGACGTGGACGGCGACAGATAAAAAGCTAAACGACTGGCACGGGCTCAAGTCACCGGCTGACGGCCAAAAGCTGGTTAAGGCGATGGCGAAAGACTGCGGCGGACTCACTGAGTTATACGAGAAGCTGGCACCGAAAGCCGAAGAAACTGAGACAGCTGATCAGTCAGAACCAACGCCGGAGACTGAGTCAGAATCCGAACCACTCGCTAGCGATGCACCAGCACTGCGCCACTTATACTCTGAATTTGTTCAGAAAGCACACGACGCCGGATACACCAACGATGAAATTAAGGAATTCATCAACACAATCTAAACCGCTCAGCCGTGACACCTCAGCCGCCTTCGGGCGGTTTTTTTATGCCTGAATCCTATTTGACAATGATTCTCATTTAGGAGATAATAGGTACATAGTGTGGTGAGACGTGTGGTGTGGTGGTCGTCATGCTATGTTCTTATACAAATTAACTGGAGTTAATTCTTATGAAGATTAAATTCTTAAGTGGTCGTGAAGATCACGAGCGGCTAGGCATTGTCCCTGCGTTCTTTGTACAAGGCGTTCTCGCCGCGAGGTTTGCTGGTGGTGGCATTGCTACCGTTGCAGATGAGATGAACGAAACGTACGGCATGGGTGGTTTTGATGACCGTGTTTGGCGTGGCACCATTGATGATGACGGTGTTTACCACGCGCCAGAGGATGAACCGCTTGAGCCATTCGCTCGTGTGACCTTTGGTGGGTGGACAATGTGGGCGTATCCTTATTCGATATTCGGCATCAAGGACAGCGTAGGTAATCAACGTGTAGGGAGGTTTGACTGATGGAAAATGCACAGAAAAAACTAGACGCTTTGCGTGTTGCTGTTGATGCAATGTCGTCAGTGTTGACTGTAAACCCGCGAGCGTTCGATGGGTACCCTGATATATTTTCGACGCTTGCTAATCTTCGTATGGATCTAATCGACATCATTGATGAGGAGCGTTGGAGCGAGAGTTACAACGACGGTCCGGAAGATAATCTTCATTACATTAATGAGAGGTGATGTATGGTTAGTATTACTAAGGCACAGCAACAGGCGTTGTTGCGGAAGTGGAAGGATCACGACAACGGTATGACGTACCGACAGTTCAGGCGTAGTGTTGAGCCTATGATTGGTGGTGACGGTGCTGTCGTGGTGAAGTGGTGGACGATGTGGTTATGCATCGAACCTAACGGATATACGTGTTCATAAGGAGATGTTCTGATGGGTGAAGTAGTAGAGCTGTTCAGCAAAACTAAAGTGTCGGCTACGTGCCTGTTGTGTAAGAGTGTGCACAGTCGTTTAGTTGACACAGATTCATGGGGTTGGTATCTTTGTACTGACAGATTTGTACAGGACATCTTTGATAGTGAGGATGCCAGTACGAGGGAGGTTCTCGTTGGTAACAAGACGGGTGCATATATGTGCGACAAGTGTCGTGATTCATTTGGTGAGGAGTACTAGTAATGAGTGATCATTTATTAACCGACCGTAACGGTATTACGGACATCCGTCGTAAGATCAATGGACTGCGTGGTGATATTGGGTACGATGTAATCAACAGCCCACACAGTACTGAGTTCGAGGAGTTGGAAGTATTGCTCTCCGATGCAGTGGTGAAGTGTGATGAGATACATGACTTGATCAGCCATCATGTCTATGCGTATGATGTAACTGTTACTATTACTCGTCGTGTGTATGTCAGAGGGCGTGACGAGGACGAGACGGAGCAAGCTGCTATCGACTATGCGTTGGAGGATCTATCGCCACCGATTGACTGGAGCGAGGATGATGTACAGGTGTTCCGTGATGAGTGTGAAGAGACCACTAGTGTCTATGATGTGGAGGTGTAAATATGAAGACCAAAGAATTATATGAGTGGTTAACAACATGTCCTACTGATGATTATGAAATACTTGCTCATATGAACTGTACCGACGAGAATATCATTGTTGTCTCTTTTCCAGTAGACAAGCTTATAAAAGGAGGAGTAGTGTAAATGCTTGATACATATTTCATAGTGCAGAAGTTTGACCGTAATGTGTGGGAGTGGATAGAGAGATCACCGGATGGTTCTGACCACTTCTCCACGCTTGACAATGCAAAATACTTTTGCGATAGTTATATCAAGGACGGCGAAGAGTGCCGTGTAATCAAAGAGGAGGTGGTGTATGATCCCGACCGTTAGTGTAAGTAAGATGACGGGTAAGCTGGACGGTATACAAGCAATCAATACCAACACAGCGACAAACCCGTTCTGTATCAAGGAGTCTAGTAGACCCGATGCCGACAAGATATGCGGAAAGTGCTACAGCATGAGTATGCTTTCTAGTTATAGGAAGAACTGCCAACCAGCGTTCCAGAGGAATAGTGACGTGCTTGCGAGTGATGCTGAGTTCATTCTGCCTCGTACCTCCGGTGCATTCGTGCGGTTTCATGGGCATGGAGAGCTAATAAATGAGCAGCACTTCCGTAATTTATGTGCGATAGCTAGTGACAACAAGCACTCGACGTTTGCTTTGTGGACTAAGCGTGTGGGTATTGTGCGTAAGAATCTGCATCATGTACCTG